ATTCATCCAATGAGACCATCAATATCACCTTTTTTTATCTTTGTTTCAACAAAATAAAGCTCAATAAACTGACCGCTGATGTAAGTTCGCTCGACTTTATAAACCTTTGAATCAATCAATGCATGTCTAGACCCATCATATAAGAAGCTCTGAATTTTGACTGCAACATCAATTCTGATGTCTGTTTTTTTGCTTTCATAATATTCTTTTGAAGTCACTGAAATATTAATACCAATAACCTCTTTAGAACTGATAAGGACTAGTTTTCGATTCCCTATGTTATCTGGTGTGTTATCTAGTTTTAGAAGCGTTAATTTGATGTTGGGAGAACTTGGAAACATTAGGAAGTACTTCCTTTCGTGAATGATAGCTGCTTGATGAGCATTTCAAAACTCTTCGGAAGTTCTTTCACAGATCCATCGTTCTTAAAACCAAAGAACGTCTTACAGTAAATAAGGATGAGGGAATCCACGATTGGGACTCCCTCACCATTTACGACATCATTGGCCACACCGACCGAACGAATGAGTTCTTTGCAAGCCTCAATATGAGACAATAACTCCTCATCAGCATATGTTTCTGTTAGAGGAATCAAGAGTGCTTTCTTTACTATATCGAGTATGGCCATGATTTAGTTCCTCCGATTAAGCAGCGGCTTTCTTCTTGATACGAAGGAAACCTTTATAACCTACCACATTACCACCAGTGAATACAGATGCTTTGTAGCAGATAATGCCATCTTTAAATTTGTAGTCTGTCGATTTGCCGATTTCAACCGGTGAGAAGATAGGCACTTCATAGTTCTTTAGAGAACCATAAGCCATCGCATACTCACCTGCAGTGGTTGCACTGTCAGCGATCGCTTTGCAATGTGAGTTGATCACATAAGGAATGCCATCGATGGTTTGATTGATGTAATCAACGGTATGAACCTTACGACCTTCGGAAGTACGAAGACCAGCAAATGCACGCAAGTCATTCTTATTCAAGATAAGAACAGCACCACCTTCGACTTCTTCATCGCCACCATAAGCAAAGATGATGTCATCAAGTGTAGTATCAGTGATTGCTGAGAGTTCGACTGGTGTCGTATCCGCTAGTGCAACTGCTTGATCACTAAAAATCCCTGTGAATGTATTGGATGTACCAGCACCACGAAGGATTTGTTCAGAGATTTTCTTTTTCAAGGATACATTGATGTTTCTAAGTACCTCTGCTTGATATGGAATGCTTGGAAGCTTTTCAAGTTCTTCTGTGATTTCGGTGTAAGCAGTAATCTTAACTTTTGTAATGGTGACATAACCAAATGCTGGTTCAGTTTCAGTGTATGCTGCACCTTCAGCTGTAGTTCCTGCAATGCCATTTGATTTCACGAATGACTTCTTGTAGGTTTCACCACCGTTGAGATTGATGATATTGACTTTATCAACAAGAGTGGATACTTGTGCATATGGAACTGGTGCGAGGTTGTTTGATACGGTTTCAGGAACCAAAACTTCCGAACTGGATACTTGGATAACTCGATTCTCACGGAGCTGTTTACCGCGTAGTTCTAGGGTTTCCTTATTGTCAGTGCGTGTATCAATGACAATCGGTTTGATTTCTACTTTGGATGCAATCATCATCTTTTTATCGATGACAGAGCGTTCCTCTTGTAGGGTATTGCATTCAGTATCGAATGCTTCCAATTTTGCTACATCTGATTCCGCTTCAACAAGTGAGCGAATTTCAGTTAAGCGTGCTTCAATTTCTTTACGTCTTTTTTCTAAATTCACGATTTTTCTCCTTTTGATTTAGTAGTTTGTTTTGATACGGATCTTCTTTTTCATCACATCAACATGTTGTTTCTGCTCTTCTAACTCCATAGCCTTTAGTTCTACATCCATAGACTCTAAAGAACGAGCATATATACTAGTTGAATCGTAGGCTGGAGTGTCAACGACTGAGACATCATAGAGCCTTCCGATTTTAGTGATGGTACGTTTAGGGATTTTGCCTTCCTTATTCCAGGACTGTTCTTCAACAGTGAAAGCAAAACTCATCTTATCAAGTAGGCCACTGCGGACCATCTTGTAGATGTCCTGGTTCGATTGGGTGTCGACTAATTCAGCTTGTACTTTTAGCCCAATGTTATCGACCGATAATGTCAGTGATTTATTCTTAGTTCGAGCGATGATAAGGAAGGAATCCATATGGTTGTATTTCATAGGGACATCTTTCATTTGGGTATTTTCAAGAGCTCGATGATCTATAGATTCAACGAAACCGTACTCTTCATTTCCGATGAGTGTTTCCTGGTTGAACACAATCGCATAACCTTCTAAGGTCATCTTACCTTCAGCTTCTTCAAACTTAACATCCGCAAGTCTTGTTTCTTTAATCATTGTTTCTCACCTCTATTTTTGGTTTGTTAGGTTTCCCATCAAGGGTGTATTCAAGTTCTGAATCCTTGTAGTAAAAACTTGTAATCTTGTTTTCTTTGCAAAACTCATCAATGATTTGTGTTTTTACTTTCTGCGTTTCTAGAATCACTTTGAGTGCTTCTTTTGATATCGTTCCATTAACTGTGACTTTCATCTTTGTTCTCCTCACCAACTTGGTATTTGTTTGCCTTATCAGCATCCACAAAGTTGAGCGATTGCAGTCGCTTGTTTCCACCCTCAATAGGTTCTAGTCCAAGCAATGCTCTGGATTCATTTAAGGTCATGATCCCTAGGCTCATCAGTTTTTCGATGGCACTCACTTTTGTATTCCAGCTTGCATACTGCAATCGTTCACTATAGAAAATAATCTCTTCACCACGAGTTAACTCATTTTCGGTAAGCACTCCCAAAGAAAAAGCCTCTGATAGCTGAATGGCTAGAGGCTCAATGGTTGACTCATAAAACGAGTTGAAATCTTCTTCACTATATTTGTTTGCGAAGATTGGTGCTGATACGCCAAAATAGTCGAGTATTTTGGATTGTAAGAATTCGAGTGTTTCTTTGTCGATCAACTTGGGATCTACTGTTAAAGGTATGTATTCAGATTTTAAGTCAATCGGGATAATCGAGCTTCCTTTAGTACTGATAGAATCGTTGAGTGCTATATCAAAGAGCTCTCTTTGTTTCTTCTTGTCTGCTTCTGAAAGCATCCCATTCATCTTGATGATTCCTTTAATTTGCATGGATGACCTGACTGCGTTATCGATACCTTGAAGCACATTCTCATTGATTGAGATTGTTTTAAGAATCGCTTCATGATCGCCTGACGATCCATTTCCACCAAAGATATCATTGGAAGCAAAGTACTTCCTTAAGTGAATGACATTTTCATAAGGAAGTGTGAATTGTTGACCATCTTCAAAGTAAAACTTTAGGTAATAACCATCTTTCTTTTACCTAATCTGCAACCAATCACAAAGTAACATCCTATTGTTAAAAAAAATCCAACAAGCAGTAAATTCATTGCTAATTCATTCAAAAAACTACACCCCCAATCATCATGCCAAAAAACAAATGATCATCAACCGAAAGTAACACCAACAAGATCAACCGACAACGAAACAGAATCAAAGAATTAGATACAATATTAGCACAACGAAATAAACCGAATGTAAAGCAGGAATGAAAACTTTATTTAGTAATTTAGATATTAATGATGTAAGAGTTGGGGGTGGGATTTGCACCCA